CATGAAGGCGTTTTCGGGCATGACGATCTCGTCACCCGCCATGGCAACGTAGGACGCGGCGGACGCCGCAATGCCGTCGATCCAGACCGTGACAGTGCCGGAATGGCGTTTGATCGCGTTGTAGATCGCGACGGCGTCGAAGACCGACCCACCCGGGCTGTTCAGCCGCAGATCCAGCGGCGTGGCATCGGGCAGTGCGCCCAGTTCCGCCAGAAACCCCCTGGCCGAGACGCCATAGGCCCCGATTTCGTCATAAATCACCACCTCCGCGCCCGTGGCTTGGGCGCGGATCGCATACCAGCTTGTCATATTGTCACTCCTGTTCGGTGGCGGGATCGGACGCCTTGGCGCCGTCGCTGGCTTCATCGCCAGTGCCGTTTTCTGTGGCTTTGCCCGTTTCCGGCCGGGTTGCGGGCGTTGCGCGCGCGCCCTGCGTTTCACCGGGACTGGTGCGATAGCTGAGGCCCAGTGCTGCCACGCGGGCCGCATCAGCCGCATTCTCGCGGTCGATTTCCTCAACGTCGTAGCCTGTCGCTTCGACCACCTTGCGGCGCGAGACAATCCCGGCTTCCATCGCCAGCACCTGCGCCTGGATGTCCTTCAGCGGATCGACCCAATCCCAGCGGGGCGGGATCCAGTTCACCGGGCGGTACCGCGCGGGCGAGCGTGAGAAGTCCGGTATCGCCAATGCGCCCGACAGCACCGCTGTTTCGAGCCAGCGTGCCCAGACCGGGCGACACAGCTGATGCGCGATCACCCCGTGCTGCAATTGCTCGATGCGGCGGCGGAACTCGACCAGTTCGGCGCGCAAGGACGAATAGTTGGCCTGCCGGACATCGCCGGTCACCAGATGATAGGGCAGCCCCAGCGAGGCAGAGACCGACAGCAACGTCCGGTACTGGAACGCCTCATAGCCGCCCCCGACATCGGCGGGGCTCGAGAACTTCACATCCTCACCAGGCAACAGCACCTGCAATGTGCCGGGTTCCAAACTGACCGTTGCACCGCTGTCGTCGGTCGCCTCGATCTCGCCCATCAGTTGCTCTTCGGGGGCGGTCTTGGTGATGAAGCCCGCAAACATCGCCGCCGTCTTCTTCCGGTCGAGTTCGGCGTCGTCATACTGGTCGAGCAGGAACAGCCGCACCATGGCGGGCGCCACATGCGGCAGGCCCCGGATCTGGCCCGCGCCAATGGGCCGGTAGCTGTGCAGCACGTCGGCGGCCGGAACACGGACCGTCTCGGACGTGATCATCCCCTGATCCGTGCTGTCGCCGGGATGTCGGCGGCGAAAGTGATAGGCGACGCGACGCCCGATCAGGTCGAACTCGATGCCGCAGCGGATGCGATTGCCGTTGGCGGCGGTTTCGGTTTTCTCGAAGGGCAGCATTTCCGATTGCAGCAGTTGCAGCTGGATCGGCACCAGCAGACCATCCTCAGCACGGCGCGGACGCAGCCGCACGAAGCATTCACCGGCAACAAACATCTCCCGCGCCACCATGGCTTGCAGGCCATAGAAATCGGTCAGCCCGTCAGCATCCGCCTCATCCGTCCAGGCCAGCCAGAGCCGCTGCACCTGCTCGCGCAGAGCCGGGTCCTCGATCAGCGACGACGGCTTGATGCCATCGCCCACCAGGTTGGACGCAAAGGCCTCGCAGGCATTGGCGGCATAACCGTTTGTGACCACCAACTCGCGCGAGCGCGCCAGAAGGCGCGGACCGCCCGAAGCAACCAGCGAGTTGATGTTCTCCAGGGGCGGTTGCCATCCCCGCAACCGGCGCTGCGACATCGCCCCTTCCAGCCGCGCGCGCACAGTGACAGGGCTACCGGTCCCCCGGCGGCGAAAGGCATCGAGCCATCCCATGCATTACAATCCCTTGGTGGTGATCACGCGCACCTGCCGGATGATCCTGCGCCCCTCGGCCGTCGCGATATCGCGGTCCAGCATTTCGATGGCCCGGTCGATCTCGGCCAGACTGCGGTAATCGACGGTCTTTCCGTCATAACTCACGCGGGCCACGCCGGAAGACCGCTGTGCAGTGAGGGTCTCGCGGCGGGCGCGAAGTTGCGTAATGTCAGCCATCTTGCACCGTTTCTTCTGAGCCGCTGTTTGTGTGCTTTCGAGGCACCCAACCTGGAAGGGCGATCCCGGCGCCCAAGGCTATGCAACAGCAGTTTGCCGTGACATGTTCGTTCATGATCAACGAGATCGGTTGCATGGAATGGGAAGACCCAATGGAAGAATTCTTTCAGGCGCTTGGAACGATCGGAGTCTTCTTTCTGCTGGTGGTCGGTGTGCTCGCCGGGCTCCTGGCCTCCGTACTCCAGGGCGGACGGAACAAGCCCCGGAACGTCGCCATCGGCGTGGTCGGTGCGCTGCTGCTCCCATTCGTGGTGGCGCTGGCCGCAGCGGGGGCGCTGGCGGCGGGTGGGCTGTTGCTGATCGTGTTCCTCGCCCTGATCGGAGCGGCAGCGATCCTTTTGATTGTGCATCTGATCCAGCGCTGAACATCACGACACCATTGAACCGCAGTGAAGACGACATAATCGCCGCCCCGGTGGAGATCGTCGCGGATCGGAAGTTGATCTCTTCATTTCTCACCTCATATAACTCGATGGCACCGTGCGTCGCCGCGCTGGACTGCGCACCGCACGAATGGATCCGGCGGCGACCTTCTCATTGGTCCCGTCATCCTTGCCATCCCCCGCCACCTGCGCCTCCAGATCGACCCAGCGTGCCTCGGACCAGCGGTCGGCGCCGACGATCCAGGCGGCGGCGCGGGCATAGACCCGACAGTCCAGCGCCTCGTTACGCTCGCGCAGCTTTTGCCATTCGAGCCGGGCAAAGCCGCGTTTGGTGCGCACGGTGGCCAGTTCCTCGGCGACCAGCTGTTTCAGCCATTCGCTTTCGACCCAGTCAGGCAGATGCACCGTGCCAGGCGGGGACACTGCGCCCTCGGCTAATTCCTCCCGCGTCGGGCGCGGCAGGCCGAGATGGCGATAGGTTTCCGCCTTGAAGGTGGACACCGCCACCGTCCAGAGCCGCGCGCCCCGGCGCAGGCGTTTGCCCGCGTCGGTCACATCGACATAGGTCGGGCCCGACACGGGACTTGAGCGGTTGAACCCTTCGACACCTTTGACCGGGGCGACCTGCGCCACGCCCTGCCGCCGCGACCAGGCATAGACGGCCGGAGCCTCATAGCCGGTGTCGATAGCGAGCTTGGCCAGCCTCAACTGCGCGCCGTTCTGATGCACCCACGTCCGGTCCAGCAACTCTGTCAGTTCGGACCACGCAGCCTGATGATCCGGACCGCCGTCGATGACGATATGATCGACCAGCCAGCTAGTTCCGCCCCGGCCCCAGGCCCAGACATCGACCTCGATCCGGTCCTTCTGCACATCGGCACCGGCGGTCAGGAACAGCCCGCCTGCGGGCACGATGCCCGGCTTCCACGCCTCGCGGCGATCATAGAGCCGCGACCAGTCCGGCGCTTCGCCGGTTTCCACCCAAGTCTCGCCAAGAATGGTGTTCTTGAATGCCCGGATTGCCTCGTCCGAGCCCTGCGCTGCCTCCCATGCCTGCACGATCCGCTCCCAGCTGAGCCAGCCGATCGGCGAATACAGCGCCGAGAGGTGATAGCCGACGGTGCCGGGATCGGCGGCCTCCGCGGTTGCCCGCCATTCGCCCGCCTCCAGCAGCGCCGTCTTGTGGTGTTCAGCGATGGCGCGGTCGCAGCCCTCGCAGTGGTATGCCACGGCCTCGGGTCGCCCCTTTTCCCAGTGCAGCCGTTCGAACTTGAGCCACTGGAACTGGCGGCAATGCGGGCATGGCACGAAGAACCGGCGCTGATCGCTGGCGTCATATTCCCGCTCGATCCGGCTGAGCCCCCGGATCGTCGGCGTCGAGACAAGGAATACCTTACGCCGATGGGCGAAGGTCAGTGACCGCGCCTCGGCAAGGCTGACCGGATCGCCCTCCTCGTCGGCAGAGGCGGGATAGGCGTCAACCTCGTCCAGAAAGATGTAGCGCGCCGGGGTGGATCGCAGCCCAACGGCCGAGTTCGCCCCGGTCATGATCAGGATGCCGCCCGCGAATTCCTTCGACAGCATCGTGTTGCCCGCGTCGCGCGACCGCGCCGGTTTGACACGCTCCCGCAACTCCGGGCTCTCCTCGATCAGCGGGTCGATCCGCTGGCGCGAGTTCCGTTTGGCCAGTTCCACGGTCGGCTGCACCGCCAGCATCGGCCCCGGTGCCTGGTGGAT